GATCCGAAGTTTATGGTAGCAATCCATGAACGCCAACTAGAGAGAATGGCGAGTATCATTGAGGAACTCGCAGAGCGTCTCATTAGTCTTGAAGCAAAAGTCATTGAACTTGAGACAGAAACGCGATTCCCCCATGCAGATTCGCCTGTGCCTAATCTGCCCCACGGACCTAATGCTAAGCTATGACGACAAACTACGATCCGAATATGTATGAAGAGATCCTTGCAAACTTTGATGCATTTTGCGATCAGTTTGAAGGAGCAGCAGCACGACGTTTCGCAGGATTAGATGATGCCTCTAGACAACCAATTAATAATGCAGAAGTACAACGAGCTACTCCAGTCGCTGTCCGAGAGGTTGACGACGGTGGAGACGAGGGTGTCTCAATTAGAACGCCCCCAGTTGATGTACAAGCCGCCCCAATGCCAAGACTATCAGACGATAGCGGAGACATTGGATGATCTACATAATGCAGTAGAGGAGTTAAGGAATGGCAGGGGAGATAGTAAACTCGCAGATGACTGATACGTTATCGGTGATTGGTCCTACGGGGTATTATCCAGCACCAGTTGGAACTACGATTGGTGGCATTGAGTTTGAATGTGAAACAATCAAAACATCAATTGGAGCTCCCGATCCTGATAATCCCCTGCCAGTTATTATCATTGATGCTGAGAAATCTCTTGGCAAATATAATCAGGTTCCTGGGACACCCATTCCACCCTATCCAGGACCGCCTGTACCGTCCCAAATTGATCGTCCAGCACTTTTACCCGTGCAGAACCTTACAGTGTTCTTTGAGGGCAAACTCGTGCCTGTGGCGGGGGATGAGATGAGCACTGCTCCTCCGACCGTGCCACCGACGAGACCGATCATTGAGAACGGGTTGACATCTCCGACACTTTATCCTACAATCAAAATTGGTACACAACTTCCTATTAGTTAAGAAATTATGGCACGAGCAAAAGTTGGTCTGAGTGGTAAGAAGATTATTGAGTCTAAACCAAAGAAGACTCGCCAAGGACAGGGGCAGCATACAAAGCTTTCTGCAACCAGTCGCAATGGTGCTAAGAAGCGTTATCGTGGTCAGGGTAAATAACTCTGAGGAGCGAAACGCCGAAATCTCCGAAGTATATCGTATAGAGGAAAACCGATGGGCAATTCACCAGTTGATAAAAGTAAGGACTTTATTGATGAAGGAATGACACTGATTACTGAAACAGATGCTGATAGGTATCTAGATCTTGCTGCAAAGCGTAATCGTAACAAGAGAAAGGAAGAACTATACGATATTCCCAAAGACCGCCTAAGTCGCCCCTGTGGGGGTGCTGGAGGTTTTGACGACTTTGTAGAACGTTGGCACGAAGACACTAAATAACTAGTGACTTCGTATAGGTTTAATGGCAGAATCACTCTCGTTTAGAGATGTAAATGTTGCTTTCAAGAAGCATCCTGTAACTGATGACGTTGTTGTCAGTAAGGATAATGCTGCAATTAAACAGGCGATAGTTAATTTATTATTAACAAATAAGGGAGAGAAGTTGTTTAATCCAGATTATGGGTCAAACATTAGGAACTTCTTGTTTGAACCCTTGGATTATGCTACTGCTGGTCAAGTCAATACTAATATTAGATACACCATCAATACGTTTGAACCAAGGGTCCAAATTTTATCATTATCAACAACACCAAACTTTGATGACAATGGTTTTGATGTTGAGTTGACTTTTGAAATCAGAGGTTCTGATCTCCCACCTGTTGCGGTAGAATTTTTCTTAGTTAGAACAAGGTAATGCCATACACTCAGTTAAACAATCTAGATTTTGCTGATATCAAAACGGCTCTGAAAGAGTACATGAGATCTCAGTCAGATTTTGTTGACTATGATTTTGAAGCTTCGGCACTGAGTCAACTATTAGACGTTCTAGCATATAACACTTATTACACTGCGTTCAACACGAACATGGTGGTTAATGAGTTGTTTTTGGATTCTGCTACTCTGAGAGATAACGTAGTAGCACTAGCAAAACAACTCGGATACAATCCCAAGTCAACAACAGCACCAAAAGCAGTTGTTGACACAACAATTACTTTCCCAGGAACTGCTCCCGATGCAGTAATCTTCAAAGCAGGTTCTGGATTTGTTACAAATTACGACGGATCTCTATATCGTTTTGTTCTGAATGAAGATAGGAGAGCACCCGTTGTCAATGGTGTTGCAACGTTTGAAGATCTTGAAATTTACGAAGGATCTTTTATCACTGCAAAAACAGTTGTCAACACAACTTTAAAAGATCAAAAATTTACAATTAATAATCCATCAGTAGATTTAAGCACCTTAAAGATTAGAGTTTATCAATCAGCAAACTCAAATGTCTTTGAAGAGTATAAGGTTTCTAATAACATCTTAGATATTGGTGCAGAAGACGAAGTATACTTCATCAGTGAGATTGAAGATGAAAGATATGAAGTATTCTTTGGTGATGGTATCATTGGCAAGAAACTAGACAATAATCAAGTCGTAGAGATGACTTATATTGTTACCAATGGTGAAGTAACGAATGGTGCTAAAACTTTTAATTTTAATGGTCAAGTAACTGATAGCGATGCCATTAACATTAACGTACCATTTAATGTAGCAATTACAACAGTTGATAAGGCAAGTGGTGGTGCTGACATTGAAAGCATTGCAAAAATCAAATATAATGCCCCCAAGTTTTATAGTTCACAGAATAGAGCAGTAACTTCTAATGATTATGCTGCTATTGTAAGAAATCTTTATCCAGCAGTTAGTGACATCATTGTTTTTGGTGGAGAAGATCAAGAACCTCCTGCATATGGAAAAGTCTTTATTGCAGTGAAACCAACCGAGGCATCAAGTCTTTCTTCATACACAAAAACAGAATTAAAGAAAGAACTCAGAAAATACACGGTTGCATCCATTCAACCAGAATTTATTGATCCTTCAATTCTCTATATTGAGATTGATAGTTCAATTTACTATGATGGATCTAGAACAACACTACTCCCCACTCAAGTGGCAGCAAAGGTATCCTCTGGTATTTCTGAATACTTGAATACTTCTTTAACAGAGAAGTTCAATGGAAAGTTCCGTTACAGTAAATTTGTTGGTGTAATTGACGGTGCTGATCGTGCTATCAACTCAAATAGCACCACTGTTACAATGAGGAAGGATTTCTATGCACAAATCAATTCTACCTCATATTATGAGATTTGTTATCAAAATCCATTCTTAGAAGATTGCGATAAACCTGTCGTTTCTTCTACTGGAATGACAGTCTTTGAGTACCCAGAATACACGACCTATCTTGAGGATAGATCTGGCAAAATGATCCTATATAGACTAGATCCCACGACTGGAGAAAAAATTCTCCTGAATGATTCTATTGGCGATATTGATTATGCCAAGGGTGAAATTATGTTATATGACTTCACTATTCTAAAAGGTTCATTCTCAGACAACCGCGTTGAACTAAGAGTCAAACCTGCAAATAAAGATATTGAAGTAAAGCGTGAGGTATATCTGGATGTTGATATATCAAAGAGTAAATTTGTAGCATACAAAGAGTAGTAGTAGATGCTTAAGACTGCTAATAAAATCTCATTTCTAGTTGAGTCCCAACTACCAGACTTCATTAATGAAGAGTATGAACTTTTTAGTAAGTTTATACAGAAATACTATGAGCAGTTAGAAATCCAAGGTCAACCCTTGGATATCATTTCTAATATTCAAACATATCGTAATATTGATTTCTATGAGAAGAATATTCTCAAGCAATCAACAACGTTGACTGGATTTATTCAGAAGACCGATAATACTATTACAGTTGATGATGCAACATCATTTCCAAAGAATGGTGGGTACATCAAAATTGATGATGAAATTTGTTTTTATCATCAAAGAACAGATACACAGTTTTTAGAAGTTAGTCGTGGTGTAAGTGGAAACACCACTATCGGTGATTTATATAAAGAAAGTAATTTTATCACCACTCAGTCTGCTGATCATGTTGCTGGATCAACAGTTCAAAATATCAGCAACCTATTTTTGTATGCTTTTATCAAGAGTTTTGAAAGTCAGTACCTAGCAGATTTCCCCGAAGAATATCTCAAAAAAGATATTGATAAAAGAACGTTAATTAAAAATATCGGATCGTTCTACAGGTCAAAAGGTACAGATAGTTCTATTAAATTTTTATTTAAAGCATTAATTGATTCTGACCCAGAACCAGAGATTTCATATCCTAAGGATTTTACATTAAAGTCTTCGGATTCAAACTGGATTAATGTATATGCACTGAAAGTAAAAGTTCTTTCTGGCACAGTAGAAGATCTAATTGGAAAGACAATCGTTCAGGATGTGGTCGGCAACTATGCCGCTGCTGTTGTTGATAACGTTAGATATGCTGGAAGATTTGATGGCGAAGATCTTTATGAGTTAATTCTGTCAGAGCAATCAGTCAACGGAACATTCTCTATTGCTGCTAGAACCAAACTTACAGAACAAGTTGATGCTTCTGTTGTTTCTGGTGACAGAATCAATGTCTTCTCAACAATGGCATGGAAGAAGACTGGAGAATTCAAGATTGGATCTGAGACATTTACGTTTGAGGATAAGAATGTAAATCAGTTTATCCTTAAGTCCAGAACAGGAACTGGCACACACCCAGTAGGATCGTCTGTAACCTATGGTGCCAACGTTTCTGGTGCAGGTGTGACTATGCTGGTTTATGGCGTCTTATACGCCACAGAAACCGCCTCTCAGCACCCATATTCAAATCCTGGTGACAGGTTAGAGATTTCAGAACCAGGATTCTTGACAAATGATGTCAAAATCTTTGATGCACAAAATAATCTGAGATGGAAGACTACTTCGTCCATTCCATTCTCATCAAATCAGGCTGGTGTTGCAGCATCTATTGCAGATTTAAATTCTAATGTATCTGCAATCTTTGAAGACGGTGAAGGATACTACATCACTTCGTCTGGTTTCCCCTCTCACGATATCATCTCTGCATCTGCTACTGTTCCTGCAGATGTTCAGGATCAGAAGTTACTTAGAATCATTAGAAAGAATCCAATCTCAACAACTGAGATTTATGAGACTAAGTACCGAGATGTTGGTATTGCTACAAATGGCATTCCATTCTTAAGTTATAAGGATGAGGAAGTTGTTCTGAATGGTCCTATTCAAAAAATTAATGTAACTGCTAGGGGAAGAGGATATCAAAAAGAACCATTCGTTCTGATTGATGGCGTTGCAAACCTTGCAAGAACTAGACTTGCTGGTCAAGTTGTTGAGTCTGTTATTGTTGATACCCCAGGTAACTATGCAGCAACTCCTACTGTAGAGATCGTTTCTGGTAGAAATGCAAAGGCAACTGCTGTTGTTACTAACGGAGAAATCACTAGCATTGTTGTTGATGATGTAGGCGAGTTCTATTCTTCTCCACCAGAAGTAAGAATTACTGATAATGCAGGCAAGGGACGTTTTGCTGATTATGTTGCTGAGATTGCAACATCTGGTGAGATTACTGGATTTACAAAAGTCAGTGGTGGTAGCTTCTATACACAAGAGAATGTAGTTGTAGATATTATTGCTGTTGGTTCTGGTGCATCTGCTACTGCCGACATCAAAGTATGGAGAAAAGATAGGTATAAACGGTTTTCTTCCGTTTTAGACTCCGAAAATGGACATTTCTTCACCAACTATATTCCATCACGTGGAACTGGATATGCTTACTATGCAGCACCATCTACACTAAGAGCAGGTGATAATGGATCTTCTCACTCTCCTATTCTTGGATTTGCTTATGATGGCAATCCCATTTATGGTCCTTATGGTTTTTCGGATGCTCTAAACCCATCTAGTTCTGTTGTCAGAATGACAACTAGTTATGTAAAGAACATTTCTAGAAACAATGGTCCTAATACTATTACCTATCCATTAGGAACATTTATTAATGACTATACTTACAATGATAGATCTGGTTCGCTAGATCAAAACAATGGTAGATTCTGCGTTACACCCGAGTTTCCACAAGGAACCTATGCATATTTTATGACTGTTAGTGCTACTAACGTCCCTGAGTTTCCTTACATTCTTGGTGAAAACTACTATTCCCTACCACTAGACTCCAATTACAATTCTTCAATCTCACAAGATGATTTGCCAGTAAATGCAAATCGTCTGAGAACAAGTGATATTGACAAGAATGGTGACCTGACAATTGCTGTTATTGAAGATGTTGTCAGAGGAAGTGTATCCTCTGCAACAGTATCAGGTAGTACATCTGTATACTCTGTCGGATCTCAATTGATTATTGATGATAACCAAACCAGTGGATCTGGTGCTCAAGGCGAAGTTGCATCTGTAAAAGGAAGACAGGTTAATGCCATTGAGTCTCAGCAAAATAAGTGTCTTCTCATTGATCTCGTTAGAGACGCATATCTATTTGATGGTGACACAATTATTCAAACTGGAACAGGTGCTACTGGAGAAATTGTTGGTAATGTATTCACATCAAACCAACTAGCAATCAGAAATGTTACTGGGTCTTTTGATTCTTCTCAAGTATTTTCATCAACAACATTAGTATTGTCAATCCTACTTGATAAAGATTCTTCTTATACAAAAGGTGCTACTCTTTCCCTATCAGATGGTGTCAATGCACCAGTAGCGACTGGAGAGGTTCTAGAAGTCACCACTGCACAAAATACGGTAAAAGTTAAGGTCATAACTGGAGTATTTACTGTATCTGATGATCTTTTCCTCACAAGTTCTGATCTGATCAACACAACTGGTTCAAAAGCTCTTTCACTCACACCACTGAGTAAAGATCTTCCGATTTTCAGAATTACTGATAATGTAGCTCTTCTGAGAACTGCTGATGCACATGGTGTTGGTGTCAATGAAAAAATTACTGTTGACATCAATCCAGACGATGCAACAACAAACACAACTTACTATGTAAGAAAGAGAGTATATCAAGAAGCGACCCTTGAAACCCCAGGTGTAGACAGGGTTCTCAGCGATGATGGAGTCGGTAGAGTTGCCATTTTGAATGGTGGTGAAGATTATACACCAAACACATATACTGGTATTGCACTATCTGGTGGAACTGGAAAAGATGCCGAAGCAACTATTGTTGTATCTGCATCTGGATCTGTCACCAGTGTTACCATTACAGATAAAGGAACTGGATACTCCAAGTTTGATGTATTGACAGTTGGTGATGCTGCACTCACAAAAACTGATGCTACAACACCAAGATTGCAGATTAGTGTTGACCACATAGGATTTTCCATCCAAAATGCAGTATTAAATCTTGATAGTGGTATTGGTATCACTGCAAATGATTACCTAAGAATTGGCAGTGAAATTGTCCGAGTAATCTCAAGAACTGATAATGCCCTTACAGTAGAAAGAGCACAGTTTAATACCAGTGCCGTAGATCACTTTAATGGTGCTGCTGTTTCGGTTTATGATCCTGGATACAATTTAGCAACTGGATATCAGATTGGATCTAATGCAGCAGATGCTATTGTTCTGTCATATGATCCAGCAACACAAAAAGCAGTATTCGTTTATGACTATGCCCAAACATTATCATCAATTAATGAATTGTCTTTGGGTTCTGTCTTCTTTGATCAGAGTGTTGATCAGAGACTAGTAAAAATTGTAAGCATTGGCGAACCACAACTCTTATTTGAATTCTCAGAAGATAACGTTACATTCACAAGAAATCCTGTCATTGACGTTAAGAAGTTCTACAAATACAGTTTTGATGTTTCACACTCTTCTATGAGTGGTGTTAATTTTGATATCTCCCCAAGCATCAATCTAAACTTAGTAACCCCAGAGAAAACTTCTTCTGGTAGCATTGTTGACTTAAAGTTGGGATTTGGATCTAGAATTGTATCAAATAATTACACAACAAAAGTAGAAGTTCCATTTGTTAGATATTTCTATTTTGATAAGAATGGAAATGTTTCTTCTGAGGGATCTTACTTTAATGTTGTTAATGATCCACTACAAGGAGAAAAAACTACTCTGTATGTGACTTCAGACTCTGTTCTATACTCAACAGGAACTGCAGCACCACATGATGGTAGTGGTTCTATGACTTATATTTCTAAGTCTCCATTCTCAGTTGGTCAAATTGAATCGGTAAGAATTACAAATATTGGTGGAGATTATAAGAAAGTTCCTATTGTTAGGGGAATCGTTCCAACCGAAAGTTTGCTTGCAAAAGCAACATGTCAGATTGAAGATGGAAGAATCTCCAGTGTTACTGTTGACGCTTCTGGTAGTGACTACACATCTCCAATTGTTGTTGTGGAAGGAAATGCTTCTTTGACTCCAATCGTTGATGCTGGAAAAGTAACTGGTATCATCATTGATGATGCTGGATCTGGATATACAGCAGCACCAACTATTACAATTGCAGAGTCTTCAGTTAATTGTTTCTTACAGAGTGCTGATATTGGTATTCCAAGAAATGTTAAGATCATCAACAATGGTGGAGCATTCCACAATGACCAAACTCTGAAATCATCGTTCAGATCAAATTACATCTTTGTGGTGTCTAATTTTGAGAAAGATGCTTTCATTG